AAGTTGTAATTAATGTAACCTAATCCGATAAGGATAAATATAAACTTGGGGTGGGCATAAACACCCGCCCCTTTTTTTTAACCAAGATAATAGAAAAGATATGCCAAGTTGTGGAACTTTATTAGGAAGATACGAACCATGTAAGCAGTATGTGGGTGGAATTAAGGCAGCGTATTTCGTGCCATTTGAATTTGCAAACCGCGTTACCAAGAACGGAAGTGGTATTGTAACTTTGATTGACAACGGAACGACTACAACGCCAATTTCGGCCCCATTTTGGGAATTGAAAGGTTTGTCAACCATCGAAACCACCATCACCGCATCACGCGATAATGGAACATCAATGTATGAAACGATTTTTACATTGTCATTTAAGCCAAGTGGCCTTACCGCCGTTACGGGTGATGTTGACATGGATGCGATTCAGACATTGACAAAAGGAAGATGGCAAATCATCGTTTGGGATAGAAACGACCAATTTTGGTTGTTGGGTGAAACTTTGGGTTGTGATGCCAATGGCGGATCAAGTTCATGGGGTGTGCAGATGGGCGATGCTCGTTTGAATACCATCACTTTTTCAAGCCAAGAGAAATTGCCACCCGCAATCGTAGATGCGAATTCAGCGTCAAGCATTGCATTGGTAATTACTCCCGTGATGCCAGTTTAATCGTTTAATTATATTTCCATGTGAACCCTCGCCAATCGGTGGGGGTTTTTCATTTATAACAAAAATTGTATTTCGCGTTTTATAACTATGCACATCAATAACGCATCCACCAATATCAATTTCACATCCTTTGTGGAATTTACGGGTGTATCAACGATTGAGGTGTGGCACAAGCCCACCAAAACGATGGTGACGGCCACAAGTACCCCAAGCAAGTTATATTCGTTCTACACGATGAATTTGCCCGTTTTAACGGATATCAATGCGGTTGCACAAAACACCGATGAGATATTGATCCGTGTATTCAATGCAAACCATTTGGTGTGGGAGTATTTAGGGTATTGGATTGTGGGAACTACAAACATCAACAACACATGGAAGGATTGGGATACCACCGCCCCCGTGTCACCTAATTGGATAACACTATGAGTTTAGAATTTATACAACTACAATCATACACCGCACCATCAATCATTGAGCAAAAGAACAAAGATTGGGTGCAATATGGTGACGATAACAATTATTATCAGTATTTGATTGACTTGTATCATGGTTCACCAACCAACAATGCGTGTATCAAGGGTATTGCAGACCAAATTTATGGCAAGGGATTAGAGGTGACAAGCACATCGAGAAACCTACCTGGGTATATTGAGTTCAAAACCATGTTTAGTGCGGATGATTTACGGGCGGTTATTATGGATTTGAAGATGTTAGGACAAGCATCATTTCAACTTATCAAATCAAAAGATAAGAAGAAGTATGTCAAGGCCAAGCATTTCCCACAACAAACGCTTCGCCCCGCCAAGTGCAACGATAAAGGCGAGATTGAAAAGTATTATTATTACCCAGATTGGGCCAATATCAAGCGTGGCACACAACCCACAGAGATACGGGCATGGGGTTACGATGAATCTTCAAACGAATGTATATTAACAATCAAACCATATTCAACGGGTTCGTTTTACTTCGCACCCGTGGACTACCAAGGCGGTACGCAATATGCAAACTTGGAAGCGGAGATATCCAATTTCCACATCAACAACATCATGAATGGTTTGGCACCAAGTATGTTGATAAACTTCAACAATGGGCAACCACCCGCCGAGGTTAAGGATACAGTTGAAGCCCAAATAAAATCAAAGTTTGGTGGATCGTCCAATGCGGGTCGTTTTATTATCAGTTGGAATGATGGCAAGGATTCAAGTGCGGACATTACGCCCGTGCAATTGAGTGATGCTCACAACCAATATCAATTCCTATCCTCTGAATCAATGCAAAAGATAATGGTAGCCCATCGCGTGGTATCGCCATTGTTATTGGGTATTAAAGACGGAACGGGATTTGGTAACAACGCGGATGAATTAAAGAGTGCATCTATTTTGTTTGACAATGTGGTTATTCGCCCATTCCAAAGATTGGTAATTGATGCAGTTACCAAAGTATTAAACCACAATGGCTACAACCTTAATATGTATTTCAAGACATTACAACCCCTTGAATTTACGGATTTAACGGGCAATGTCATTGATGATGAAACCCGCGAGGAAGAAACTGGGGTGTCATTGGCATCTCAAAAAAAAAAGATTGAATTAGCCAAAATCTCGTTTGATTATGACGATACCCTTTCCACGGAACGCGGTAAAAAGTTAGCAAAAAAATTCATTGATGCGGGTGATGATTTATATATCATTTCCGCGCGTGGGGATAAGGAAGGAATGTTAGCAACGGCCGATGAATTGGGAATACCAGAATCAAGGGTATATGCTACGGGTTCAAATAAAGCCAAAATTGAGAAGATAAACGAGTTAGGTATATCCAAGCATTACGATAACAATTCGGATGTCATAGACGGGCTAAAAGGCATTGGTGTTCAATTTGAAATCACCGATTCACAAAGTGATGATTGGTTGAAACATTTGAAATCGCGTGGGGAAATAATTAACAATGAGGTGTGGGAACTGATTGATGTAACGGAAGTTACGGATGCGGATGAGGAAATGAAATTTAACATGGCGTATGAAAACCCCAATAAAAAAAGTGGTGATGATAAAGGGGTGTACAAAATCCGTTATCGCTACGGCCCTAATTTCCTATCCGACAATTCAAGGCAGTTTTGTACTGCAATGGTTCAAGATTCCAAAGACGGAGTGATTTATCGCCGTGAAGACATTATCACCATGGGTGATGCGGGTGTCAACGGACAATTTGCACCAAGCGGTCAAAGTTCCTATTCAATATGGAAGTACAAGGGTGGTGTTAATTGCCACCATAGATGGGAACGATTGACATTTAGAAGAAAGCAAATCAAGGGTAAGTTTTTACCAAAGCAACCAGGCGAGACGGGAGACAATCGCGATTTAGAAAATTACAACGAAGTATCGAATAAGAGTGCCGATAATGCGGGAGTACCATTTTCACCAAGTGGATGGGAAACGGCATCAACACGCCCAATTGATATGCCAAACAAAGGTTCACTAAAAAATAAGTAAGATGTACGCAAACGATGATGTATTATTAATCACCAAAGAAGACCTATTCAAATACACCCAATTGAGTGGGAATTTTGATGTGGACAAAATAACCCCGTTTATTAAGATAGCCCAGGACATCCAAGTTCAAGAATTATGCGGTACTGTTTTGTATCGTAGGTTGTTGGATGATGTAAAGGCAAACACCTTGGCGGGGTATTACCTTTTGTTGGTGTCACACTATTTGCAACCTTTGTTGATCCATTACGCAATGAGTGATTTGTTGTTATTCCACGGGTATGAGGTAACCAATGGTGGTATCGTGCGTAACTCACCCGAGAACACACAATTACCAAGCAAGGAGGAATTGGACACCATTGTGCAAAGACAAAGAAACATTGCCGAAACTTATCGTAGGCGTTGCGTGGATTATTTGTCATTCTATCCGCAGAGATACCCAGAGTATACCGCCAACCAAAATGCGGGGGAATACCCAAATACAAACCCATCCAATTTTGTTACATGGAATTTGTAAAAAAGACATATAAACCAAAGGAGGAAAAGGTGAAGAAATTGACCACCTACATCACGCAGTTGAAGATTGTGAATGCGGTGAAGTGTGATTTGTTTACAAAAAGCACCCAGATAATCGCCATTATGATATTCTTAACGGGGTGTTCGGCGGAATGGCACTTAAAAAAAGCCATCCAAAAGAACCCCGCTATGGCACAGACATCCACTCACACCATAGATACGCTATTTGTACGCGATTCTGTGACCATTACAGACACTTTCACAACTCAAAAGGTCGATACCATCACAATTGAAAAAGACGGCGTTAAAACGATAGTTTACAGAAACCACGATGTGATAAGAGTTCACACAGTTGTGAAGGCGGACACGATTAGATTCACCAAGACCATTCAATTACCCGCACAGATTAAGTACACGGAACGGATAAAAGTTCCCCAGGTGGTGGGCGTTGGATTGGCATTACTATTATTTGGACTATTATTATTTTTATTAATAACAAGAAGATGAGCAATTGGCAACAAAACTACAACAACACTACCGCCCCATCACAAGGGTGGAAGACCCCATCACGGAGTTCACCACAAGGGGGCGGAGTACGGGCGTGTTTCTGCAAAGAAAAATTAACCTATTCAAAATCATGTTGTGACGGATCGTTGTGGGCGCAAGGCATTGGCAACATCACACGCAACCCCTAACAAG